GAATTAGCAACTGCTAAAGTTCAATTTAATAGTTCACTTCAAGACTATGTATCATGGACGGTATTAGAATCTACAGCATTTGGCTGTGATGTAGTATTTCCAAATTTTAGATCATTCCCAGAATTTATTCCGGCAGATCGAATGTATACACCATTTTCGATAAAAGATGCGGTATATACATTAACAGTGGTATGCGATGAAGAATATACACGAGATTATAACTTTGCAGCAATTGCAGATTACGGCCGACAAATGGAAGCATATATAATTGCTAATGATATGCAACAAGAAATTAATGTTTGGCACGAATTAGAATATTGCAAGTATTTATTAAAACAACAAGGTTACAATGAGTAAAAAGTTTATATACTATCCGAGTTTATCGGCCGGGAGTATGGTATCTGCATTTAAGAAGGATACCAAGTTCTCAGACGGTACAACTATGAGATTCTTCTCAAAGGAATATCCAGAAGAATGGAGACACCCGTATTTTCTAATCACCGCAGGGCATCATTATAAGAAAATGGACTTCCGTCAGCAAATGGGCTTAGATGATGAAGTATTGGTATTTGGTGATTCCGGAGGATTCCAGATTGCAACCGGTGCATTGAAATGGGATACAACTATCCGCGAAAAGATCTTTCATTGGTTAGAAGCAAATAGTGATGTGGCTGCTAACTTGGATATTCCGCCACGGGTTACATTTGAAAATCGATTCCAAGATTCGATGGATATTAGTTTCGATAACTTTAAATGGTTTGAAACTCATCAAAGTGGTAAAACTAAGTTCCTCAATGTAATACAAGGAACATACAATGAAGAATATAATACTTGGTATCACAAGTTCAAAGACTTTGCCTTTAATGGTTGGTGTATTGGTGGACCTAAACGGTTAGTAGACTTTATGTATGTTATTGCATTAATGCTTCAAGAACGCGAATTTGAAAAGAAACATGTAGAGTTTATTCACCTTTTAGGAATATCTAAAATATCGGATTTCTTTATTCTATCCACCCTGCAAAAGTTATTAAATGACTTAACAGGCGGCAGAGTTCAATTATCCACAGATTCTTCTTCCCCAGGTCAATATCCGGTATATGGAACATATCTTCATTCAACTAATTATAAAACACAAACCTTTACGGAATTGTATTTTCCTAAGAATGCGGAATATCGAAGAAAGTCTCATGCTCGTCAAGGCAAATCAACTATTGAAATTGATAAGTCAAAACATGTACCATGCAGTATAGATTGTCCGGCTTGTAGAGATTTTACATATGAATACCTAGGGGGACAGACTCCAGAAGGATTATGTCGCAATTCACAAGAAGGAATGCCTAGAATGGTTGTGCATAATACACATCTTTATGTTAATATGGCAAAGGATGTTGATAAGCTAGTTGATAGTCACGTAGAATTGTTAGAAACCGCAATACCGAGTGAATTATTCAATGTTATCCTATCATTACACGATATGTTTGCAGATCCAGATAATGCAATGCACGTATATGAAACATACAAGAAAACATACAAGAAATTTGGCGGAGATAGTATATCTACCACTGATGCTCACAAATTCAACGAATTTTTTAAATTTTAAATAAAAGTTAACAAACATGGAAAAATCAAAATTATTATCATTCATCAATCGCTACTATCTAGCAGGAAATTGTGAAGCTGTAACATTAAAAGAAAATGAAACTGGTATCGGTTGTGAATTGATAGATATGGATCAAACCGTAGTAGGTAAAATCCAATGGAAAACAACTCCATTCCTTAAAGGATCTTTGGGTATTAATCACACTAGTGCATTAACTAAAATGTTAGGGGCAGTTGGCGAGAAAATTGATATTCAAGTTCAAGATGCAGCCGGGAAGAACTTTGCAATGAAAATCAGTGAAGGATCTACTAAGTTGACATTCATGTTAGCAGATACCACAGTTATCCCAGCAGTTCCTTCTATTAATACAGAACCTGAGTATCATGTTGTAATTGATGTAAATGAAGAATTCATTAACAAATATATTAAAGCAAAAAATGCATTACCAGATGCAAAGAATTTTGCAGTGCAGGTTAAGAATGGCATAATTAAATTCATAATTAATTACACAACCATTAATGCCGATAACATCTCATTTGAAATTGGCAATACACCAGTAACTGATATGGAACCGATTTGTTTCTCAGCAGATAAATTAAAAGAGGTATTGGTTGCGAATAAAGGCGATATGGGAACTATGCATATCTCACCGGATGGATTGACTCGAGTTGATTTTACGGGTGCAGATTTTGATTCATCATATTGGTTGGTACAACTGCAGAACTAATATGCAAGTACTAATAAAAAAATTACATCCTAACGCAGTTATCCCTAGTTATGCAAAAGCTGGGGATGCTGGAATGGATATGGTAGCAATTAGTGCTACGATTGCCGAAAATGGAGAATATGTTGAATACGGTACCGGCATTTCAGTAGAAATACCAGAAGGCCATGTAGGATTAATATTTGCAAGATCATCAATCTCAAAAACATCATTAATACTTTCGAATCATGTAGGAGTTGTTGACAGTGGGTATCGAGGCGAAATTAAATTTAGATTTAAGGACACTGAAATGCAATATAATGCTTATTCAGAAATCTACTATTGTGGCGAAACTGCATATGAAGTAGGCGATAAAATTGGACAATTAGTAATATTGCCGTATCCACAAATTGAATGGAGCGAAACAGATGAATTATCTGATTCTAACAGAGGAGATGGTGGATTCGGATCAACAGGTAAATAAGAATATGGAGAATATAGAACACGATTTATGGACCGAAGCATTTAGACCTTCAACATTAGATGGTTATATCGGTAATGAGGCATTGATTGAGAAAGCAAAAATTTGGATTGCAAATAACGAGCTACCTCATCTATTATTTTATGGATCTGCTGGAACTGGCAAGACAACATTGGCAAAGATACTGTCAAATGCAGTAGACAGTCAAACAATGTATATAAACGCATCAGATGAGAACTCAGTAGATGTAGTTAGAGATAAAATTTCTAGATTTGCATCATCCGTAGGATTTAAGCGTTGGAAGATTGTTATATTAGATGAATTTGACTTCATGACACCTAATGCTCAAGCAGCACTTCGTAATTTGATGGAAACTTATAGCAAATCGACTAGATTTATATTAACATGTAATTATGTTGAAAAGATCATAGATCCAATTCAATCTAGATGTCAAACATTTGCAATTACTCCCCCTAATAAAACAGATGTAGCAAAACGATTAGTCGCAGTGCTAGAATCAAAAGGAGTAGCTTATGACATTAAAGATGTAGCTGCTATTATCAATTCATCATATCCAGATGTTCGCAGAGCGCTTAATTCAGCTCAAAGCTGTGTAATTAACAATAAATTGACATTAGATAAGGCTAGCACTTTGCAGGCTAATTATATGACCGAAGTATTGGCTATATTAACATCAAGCAAAGATAAAAAGGCTGCCTTCACTAAAATACGTCAGGTTATTGCAGACAGCAAAGTTAGAGACTTTACTCCGATGTATACATTCTTATATGACAACTTAGATGAGTTTGCCACCGGTCATATTGGAGGAGCAATTCTAATTATTGCAGAAGCACAATTTAAAGATGCATCAGTTGTTGATAAAGAAATCAACATCATGGCAATGTTTGTAAACCTATTAAACGAAATTTAACATGAACAACCCAAATATAAAACCAACTGATATGCAACCTATCCAATGCACCGAATGTGATGGATTGTATTTTCGCCAAGTTGTTGCGATTAACAAGGTTAGCAGATTGCTAACAGGTGCAGACAAGGACACAATGGTTCCAATTCCAGTATTCCGATGTGATGATTGTGGAGCAATACCAGAAGAGTTCCAACCAATTAAAATGAAAAAATAATGTCAATAGCATATCATAAAGATAACATAACAATTGTTTTCAAAACATCGAATCGAAGCAATGCTCGTACCAAAATGAAAACATTTCGAAATAAATGTATCGATGATATTCTAGACAAGAAACTCCCAGGTATTCCAGATACAGCAGTAATTGTAGAAATAGGAGTAGGTCGGTTGTTTGAAGAAAAATGGAAAATTAAATATAAACTATAATATGGCAGTAAAAAAGGGTGCAACACAAGGGGCAACGATTTTCGATTTTATCGATGGAGTAACACATAAAAAGAAAGAATGGTCAAGCTATTCTGATATTGACCAAAAAAGATTCGCACCATTCATTGTTAATCGATGGTTATCAATGCGTCAGGATTTTACTGAGTTAATCAACGAATTCCAAACATATACAATTGGATTATTGCGTCCCAAGGAAACGTATCGGCTATATTATGAATTTCTTCCAGCATCAAAAGGATTTGCTAAATATATAAAAGGTAAAAAAGATGATACATATTCTGACAAGTTAATTGCCCAAATTGCAGAACATTATCAAGTTAGCAAAGCAGAAGCTGCCGATTATGCAGAATTACTTGATCAGAGTGCATGCACTCGAATGTTAGCGCTATATGGGTATACTGATGCAGAAATTAAAACAATGAGCAAAGGAATTAGAAAATGACAGCAGAACAATTTACGTATTGGCTACAAGGATTTATGGAAATAAATAATCCTGAAATATTAGGAGTTCGAGAAACTCAAATTATCAAAGATCACTTAAAATTAGTGTTTGATAAACAGACACCAGATAGAACAGTTACCCCGCCATTAGCACCAATGCCAAATTGGCAAGTAGAACCAGCGCATAACCCATATCTAGATTGGACATGGAAACCTAATCCATATACAATTACATGCACTGGCGATGCTATGAATGATCCAAACAAGAAAATTTGTTAATATGAGCGTAAACACACAATCACATTATCGCGGCAAAGACAGTCTTTATAAATTTGCAGATGAGTGGGCGTTAAACAGTTATGAGTTTGATATCATTAAACGCATTGTACGATGTCGGCACAAAGGCACCTTTGAACAGGACCTTGAAAAAACAAAAGACTTAATTGATATATACCTCAAAGAAAAACTTCCTAGTTACTTGGACATATCAAAATAATTTCTTATTTTATAAGTAGACCAATATTTATTAATAAATTTAAAGGAAATTATGAAAAGAAATCTATTAGTTGAAAATATGATAAGATTCAATACAAAAAATTTATCAGAACAACAGTTAGATGCGTTTAAAATGAATGATGATGAATATTTTCTAGATAGACCAGAATTCGACGAGATGACTGTTAACTATGAAGATTTAGCACGCGATCTAAAAATGGCAATGAATAAATCAGACGGCCGTATAGCTGTGAAAGTCGCAGAAACACTTTTAAATTATTTAACTACAGGAGTATACGAAAAATTAGAAGCAGTCAAACAAGATACTAAATATGATACTCCATACTTAAGACGACATATACAAGGTGAAATTGACAAAATACAAACAGTTAATCAAGATGTAATCGAAGATGCTATTAAAGTTCTTAAAGTTTCTCCAAAAAATATGACAGCAATGCAAACTATATATGATATCATTATAGATCTGTTTAGATATGTAGACTAATATAAATAACTAATTCAAAGTGCAATCTAACCGGTTGCACTTTTTTACTGTTCGGTTGGTTTGTATGGTTTTTTTTATTATATTATAGTATGAAAGAAAATGTAAATTACATTGCCCCAATATACAAGTTAGCATTAGTAGATGCAACAACAGTACCTAGACGAATATCTTATTCACAATGGTCCATGTATGAAAAATGTCCTAATCAGTGGAAGCTAGCTTATATAGATGGATTAGCACCATTTCAATCTAGCATTGATACATGTTTTGGAACAGCATTTCATGAAACCCTGCAAACATACTTGACTGTAATGTACACTGACTCAATTAAACGAGCTGACGCAATAGATTTAAGGGAATTGCTTACAACTAATCTTCGCAACGAATATGCTAGCAACGTAGAGCAGACAGGTGCACACTTTTCTAATCCTTTACAATTAGCAGAGTATCTCGAAGATGGAGCTGCTATCCTGACTTGGTTTAAGAATCGCAGATCCACATACTTCTCCACAAAAGATTGGGAATTGGTTGCAATTGAAATGGAACTATGTACCCAAGCATCTGATGCAAATCCTTCTGTGTTCTGGTACGGATTTATTGATGTTGTACTGAGAAATACTAAAACAAATAAGATACATATCCTAGACATTAAAACTAGTCGAAGTGGTTGGAATAAATATCAAAAAGCAGACGCAATAAAAATGGCTCAATTAATTGCCTATAAGAATTATTTTGCTAAACAATTTGGTGCTGTTGTAGAGAATATTGATGTA